ATGCTGAACCTATCTATAAAGTTCTATTGAACTATTTCACATCAGAGTATACGTGTATTTTTTGTTTTAAGCAACAAGTTGCCAATTTGGATCATCAGAGTTTATTGTTTCCGTGTAGTTTGCGGCATCAGAGTTTACTATTTCCGTATAGTTTGGGTTTTGATCTGGAATAATTTGCCCGTAAACCAGTGCGCCTCCAAGCTCAACAACAAGCTCAAAGCTCCCAGAAAACCGACCCACCTTGAAGAATACATCTTGACCACTGTACGTGAATGAACCAAAGTCCAGCAGCTCTGAAATTGATTTTGGAAGGTCTTGACCAGTTAAAGTAAAAGTACCACTTTCCGCAGAAATGTTAAGAGCAATTCCAAAATCAACATCTCGACCAGTAACCGCAAACGAACCTGAGTCTACAGCCGTGTTCATGGCTATGGGGAAATTTATTACTTGACCAGAATAAGTGAAAGACCCTGGATTTATTACATCTGTGGTATTTTTTGTAATAGTCTGCCCAGTAAGCGTAAAGGTGCCGCTATCTAGGCCAATGTTCATTGCCTTAGTTGCAGAGATGTCCCGACCTGTGACTTCGAAAGCAACTTCGTCTAAGTCAACATTCATTGCTATATTGAAAGCAACGTTATTACCTGTCAGGCTAAATGATCCAGAATTAGTTTGCCTTGTCGTGGCACCCGTTGCGTCCTGACCAGTTAAGGTAAAGGAACCTGACTCCGCATCTACGTTTAAAGCTTTAATAAGGCCAACCGTTTGACCAGTTAAGGTAAAGGAACCCGACTCCGTTACCTCTGTTCTCTGTCTTCTAATCGGTTGACCCGTATAGGCAAATGAACCGCTGTCCAGTGAAACGCTCAGTTGAGCGGTAACGGCAGCGTCTCGCTCTGTTATCGAAAATGTACCTGACGCAAGGTCAATACCTAGTGCTATCTGTGTTCCAACAGCTTGACCTGCGTAAGAAAATGAGCCGCTATCTGCGATTACAACCTTACCACGTCTTAAAACTACGTCTTGCGCTGTTAAAGAAAACGACCCAGAGTCAGCATCCACATTCATTGCTTTGGTCAGCGTAACGGGCCGACCATTAATGTTGAACTGTCCTTCACTAATAATATCTGTTCGTAAAAGACTTGCCCCTTGCAGGCTCAAAGAAAAAGTTCCGCTGGCTAAATCTATATGAAAGTCTGAAGTACCCGACGTACCTATCGGAGCGCTGGCTATGGGGCGTTGAGTAAGCATACAAAGTATTCCTTGCTATGTTACCGCATATATATCATCTTTTTCCGTCCAAACCAAATAACCATTTTGCTCTAAGGTTTTTTTCAAAAGTATGTCATCCACATGCTTGTGTTCGATCTTCAAGAAAGAGGGCTTAATTTTAAACGAATAGCTTTTGAAAATATTGTTTTCGTGGCCCTCTGCATCGACTTTCATAAAGTCCACAGAGTCCACGTCATGAAGCAATGAATCTAAAGTCAGGCACTTTACTTTAAGTATCTGAGGAAAATCTCCTATTCTGTCTGGATGCGTACTTAGTTTAAATCCTAAATGATTGTCCGAAACAACATGCGAACACCCCGTAAGCCACGAATCGTCATCCCTAGCAACTGCAAGCTCTATCTGACCGTTGTAATCTGAAATAGCAGCTTGGACGACATCAACATCATAATCTGAAAACATTTCTACGCACTGTGCATACAAATGTGGCACAGGCTCTACCACAATACCTTTCCAGCCCAATCTTGCTAGTGGCAGCAAAGTATCAAAGTTGGAAGCACCTATTTCAACGAAAAACTTTATAGCTCAAGCCCTTTGTTTTAGCTCCTCAAGATCAAAATGAACGCTGGAGTCATACCCCTCTACATTATAGAAAATTACCTGATTGATCCGCCAATCATCCACGTACTTGCTGTGGTCTGCAATAAAGCCGCCATGATATTGAGTGCCGTTAAATATAACGTGTCTGTTAGGTCTGGCCTCAATAAGCTTGGACTGCTCCCATTGACTGACATCGAAGAAAAGATTTTCACCTTCTTTATTTAATCTAGGCTTTGCATCCATATTGTAAACCATAGTTCCCCCGCTGCACACCTTGTCCAAATATATGATGGATGCAAAGGGAGTATCAACATGTGGATGAAACTGCATGTTTTTACTTGGCAAGTCTTTAATATGCTTAAAGTAGTTAAACTCGTAATGTGGGTCCTTGAGGTAAATACTTGGCTGATTTCCGTAATATTTATCTATTAAGGAACAAAGCCATTCAATGCGACCCTCCCATGTGGGGCCAACAACGTCATTGTGGAATACGGGCCTACAATCATAATAGTTCTTAAAATTATTAGAGGGACCCTTAATCCATTTCCACCTTGGCACGGGCATATTTGTAAGAACTTCATAAATTTCTTCATAGTTCTTATAGTAATTGTCTATGTAAATTACATTATCCTCAAAGAAGATATCAGGTTCTGGGTTGGGTTCAAACAACGAAATCAAATGATCGTAAGGAATGATCATAAGTTGCGATCCCCCTTATAACGACTTGTCCACATGGTAAGCGAATATTTCACGCCAGACATGAGAGGGTTTACCTTATGCCCATGTGTGACTTGGCTTGGAAATAAAATGCAGTGTCCTACAGGAACGCTTCTGTTTGAAAAGCTTTGATGAGGGAAAACCAGCTCTGCGCCATCATAATTATCATTAAGCTTGACACTACCCGTAACAAGAGAAGCGTCAGTGTGAAAGTCAAGACTCGTTTGAGTGTCTAAAGAATACCGCATGGCAAAAGCATCTCGTAGCCCAATATGCTCCATTGGCGTCCATTTCTTTTCCGCGACCCTTCCAAGGTGCTTGTTCCAAGCTTCTTCTATTTCGTTCCAAAGGTTTAGCTTATCTACTCTAATCTCCTGTGCAGGAAACTTATCGCCCTCCATCTGACTCCAGTCACCAAGGTCTTCGGCTTTGTGAATTATGTTCTCGCATTGCACTTCAGACAAAAAAGGGACCATAAGAATATCTTGAGCCACCTCTTCATAATCAAGAGAGACCACTGAAGGAGAAAAAACGGATTGAGACTCTAACTCCTCTCCATATCCTAAGCGGTTAGCAAGGCTAACATACCTTTGCTTGGCGTCGTCTCCACCATTACCGTGATAAACACAGGGGCAGCACATACCATTTGATACTTGAGACTCAATTACTTCAACCTCATCATCGCACTGGAATATATAGCCTTCGTAATCAAGCTTTATGTTAAGACCATTCGGCTCAAGAAATTTACGCTGCATCCATAATTGATCATCAGAATCATCCGATACGTTCATGTTAAAAAAAGATTTTAACTTATTAACCTTCCCCATAAACAATCCACTGTTCAGAAATCGATACGGAGTTTCGGATTTTGGGAAATTAATCCACATATCAGGTTCAGGCCAACAATTCTTTTCTGCCGCAAACAATATATCACAATCAAAACCCATAAATCTTTCTAAAATAGTTTCAGAATTATCTAAGATAAGGCCATCATAGCCATCGACAAAAAGTAGAATGAAACTATCATGAAGGTTTGCTATGTGCTGCTTTAAAAGGTTTATCTTTTGACCACCGCCTTGTCCCACGGACATGTCCCCACCACGCCATTCTAAACCCTCTCCAAGATTTACAATCTTTATGTTATGTCTTGACGCGGATTCCCGCAATAAAGACATCTTTTTTTCATCCGTCGCAACAGTTGTAAAGTTGATCATGTCCCCACTCTCTATTGTGCTTGGCCTAACTGACCTTGGTATTTGTTTAACACACTCTGGTTTATAAAAGTAATTAGAGCATGACTCAAGTTTTTTAGGCAACCACTCATCTGCTGGAATAATAGAATCTTTAAAGCCATTGCAAAGCATGGAAGCGGTTCTTGCGTTAAGCGCATAAGCATGAGCATTATACCAGTAACCAAGCGTGTTCTCTCTATGCCCAAGCCAAACGCTATCATATGATCTAAGAAGGCCATCAATTTCGGAGACATCAAAGCTTGAAAACACCGCATCCTCTTCAAGCACGATCCCTGCTACGCCAGACCTAGCAATCTTTTGCCATACACGAAAATGACTTACAGCGCACCCAAACTCACCAATTAATAGAGGCCTTTCATGTATGGGGTCGCGCCAACTTAAATCAGGCCTGCATCCAGAAAGTTCAATTGCACTTTCCCAAGATAGGTTTCTTGCATCGAAGGCATCCCCGTGAAGGGAGATTTGATAGACTATTGCCACCTTGGCCCTTCAAACCAAGCCACCAGACTTTTTCTTGTGCCGCTTGTGACGGGCAAAACCCTGTGGCGCAAATAGCTTGGAAAAACGAGAACCGTTCCCTTCATTCGACATGAGGCGTCAGGAGTGTCGCATTCTCCAAATTGAAAGTCTCCACCTTCGTATTCGCTAGGATGAGAAAGCTGAACTGTTACACTTAACTTTCTGTCCCTTGGCCCTTCGCCTTCCCAGTGTACATCTATGTGCCAATCGTAATGGCCACCTTTATTTGCATGATATTCCGTAAGCTGAATGTCGCAAATGTTTTCGACTTGGAAGTGAAAAGCGTTTTCATTTGCAAACTTAACATATCGCCAAAGAATATCTTGAACTTCCTTATTTCCAGTAAGCCAAGCAATATCACTTGACCTAACGCTCGACCCCGCATTGTTAAAAGTAGTCGCGGGCCTCTTATCAAGCTTTGAAGCTGCCCCCAATATTGTTGATATGTCTTGGTCCGACATGCCGCCAGACCACATTTGCCAGTTCATCCTCATTATAGTCTCCCCACTTTTAAAGATTAAAATTGCGCGTGTATATTACCAGAAAATATTGTCCTTACAAAATTGCTTTTATTTGCTTCCGCCATATGCAAAAGCGCACTTGGAAAAAACAATATATCCCCCTCTGCAACAAGTGGGGTATATTCAATATTGCTTCCCTTAATCGGACAATTAAAAGGAGAAAAGAAAGTTGTTGAAGCATGCTCGCTTTTGTCAAACTCAGCATAAAGCACGAAAGAGTAACCCGACCCGCCGTGATTATGAGGTCTCATTAAGCCGTTCCTGAAATACCTTTGCGCCCATACGGTGCTTAAAAATAAAGAAACCTCAAGCTGATCTCCTAAGCTTTGAAAACTTTCTTTTACAATATCTGCAAAATCGGCGTTGTATGCTTTTCTTTTTTCAAGATCGTAATAATCGGAGAAGTGATCCCCTGACCAGCACTCTTCATTTTGCCAATCGACTAAATCAAGAAGCTGTCTTTTCTTATCTGGCCAATTTGGAATACTAAACTGATAAAAAAATAAAGGAAATGGATTAAGAGACTTCATACGGGTCAACGGGCCAATCATCCTCACTTAAATTAGGCCAATTTGCATGAGATGTAATATCACGCAGCGCTTGCCTATAGTTCAATTCAGCTTGCGTCATGGTTCGATCTTGGCCCGCCATCCAATCAGTAGCCAATAATCTTATATTTCTAACCGCCCTCATTTCCGACGCAATTTCTTCTGTAGTTGGAGGCGTGTAATCCGCGATTTGACCGCTCAATAATGCTATTAAATCGTCGTTATTAATGGTCATGTCGGTATCTTCAACATTCATTTGATATCCAACCCAACCATATTCTGGATGATTAATTTCACATGTAAAATTGACATGATCTGGAGATGTATACTTGGCGTTTCTTGCTTCCGTAATAAGTATTGACATTAAGAAATCCTCACCCATGCAGAGCCGTGGTCTTGATAAACAACATAACCCCTCAAAGACCACGTGCCGCTTGTAGAAGGGCCGCTATCTATTCGAGTTGATGTATACCTCAAACTGCTTCCGCTGTAATTGGTGCCTGGGCTTTTTACAGAGTAGCCAACCGCATTGATCCTCATAAACGCATAAGACCCAACCGCCGCAAGGGTGGTGCTTGGGGTTCCCGCTGGACCCGTAGGTCCCGTAGGCCCCGTAGGCCCCGTAGGTCCTGTACTACCTGTCGGTCCTGTTGCTCCTGTTTGACCCTTCTGACCCTTCTGACCCTTCTGACCCTTTGCGCCAGTTGGGCCTGTCCCACCTGCCCCACCTGTTGGTCCTGTTGCTCCTGTTTGACCCTTCTGACCCTTTTGACCTGTTGGACCTGTTGGGCCTGTTCCACCAGTGTTCCCCGTTTGACCTTTCTGGCCCTTCTGGCCTGTGGGTCCTGTTGGCCCTGTGGGACCCGTATCACCAGTGGGACCCGTTGCTCCTGTTTGACCTTTTTGACCTTTCTGTCCTGTAGGTCCTGTCGGTCCATCCGATCCCGTAGGTCCTGTAGGACCTGTCGAGCCAGTTTGTCCCTTTTGACCTTTTTGCCCAGTCGGCCCCGTTGGTCCCGTTGGTCCAGTTGGACCCGTACCACCAACTTCGCCTTTCTGACCTTTTTGACCCGTTGGGCCAGTAGGACCTGTAGGTCCAGTTCCGCCCGTCTGGCCCTTTTGACCCTTCTCTCCTTTTTGGCCTTTCTGACCCGTGGGGCCTGTAGGACCTGTAGGACCTGTGGGACCAGTATTCCCGACCTCGCCTTTTTGGCCTTTTGCGCCAGTTGGCCCAGTTGGCCCAGTTGGTCCATCCGATCCCGTGGGACCAGTGGGTCCAGTTGGACCTGTACCACCTGTCTGTCCCTTCTGTCCTTTCTCACCTTTCTGGCCCTTAGAGCCTGTAGGACCTGTCGAACCTGTAGAGCCTTGAGGGCCTGTAGGACCTGTAGGGCCAGTGGGACCTGTAGGACCAACCAATCCAGCGTTAGAAATGGTTTGCTTTTCCCAGCGAGCGGCAGTGACATCATAAACAGGAATGAGATCAGAGCTTGCTGCGTCTGTGTCGGTGGGAAATGAAGTAAGGGAAGAGCCTACATTTGCGCTGTCTGTGACATCGGCGCTACTCTCTATGCCATCCAGCTTTGACCCATCTGACGCTACATCTCTACCATCTACAGAGCCAGATACAACAATATTTCCAGTGACAGTTGCTCCCGTAGATGTGGCTTCTACTTTGGTTGTACCAGCATTTTGAAGTCTAGTGAAATCAACGGCTACGGATACAATCGAAACAGTGGCATCGCCCGCGAGGTCTATCGCACTATCGTCACTCTCACTACTTTCTGTTGGAGAGCGAGTTAATGATGTATTTGAAGATGTATAAGTACCAGTGCCAATTTCAAAATTAGCACCTTCTTCAATAACATATTGAACCACATCTCCATTGCTAACCCCTGCGTTGGCAAAGGTTTGGAAACCAGAGGCCGCACTGCTCAAAACAACGGTGCCAGTCCCCGTACTGGCAGTCGTCATTTTTGCTCTGTTGAAAAGCTTTGCCACGACGAAGTAACCTTATGTGAGCGTCAAGATTCCGTTTGCACCGATATCGATTGTAAACGTGTCTCCGTCATTGAGCGTAAGAGATGTACCGTAATCATAGTATCCTATCACAGGGTCTGCGGGTGACGTTACGGTATCGTCAAAAATAACAATGTAACGGAAAGCCGCAACTGAACCACCTGATGCAGTAAGAGTAAGGTCATCTGCAGAGAGCTTATACGTTCCAGACGTTTGCGCGGAAGTGACGTTAGCAAGTGTACGTGAAGACAAGTTAGTGTAACTGATCTGAGAAATGTTAGCCAAGACTCCATTACCATCCGCCGTTACGTCTGTTCCAGAAGTTGGGTCTGTATTCGACAGCGCCACAACTAACGTGTCTCCGTCTAAGTCCATTGCGTTTGCGAGGTTCACGACAAAATCGTTTACCTTTGTAAAACTAGCCATAAGTAAACTCCTATGTTATCCTAATTACAGCAGTTGTAGCAGACGATACGGGGAACTGAACCTCAAATGTATCACCAGAGACTACACGATTACTTCCAAAGTCTAGCACAGCAACGGCTTTATTAGAAGAGGAAGAATTATATATCAACGCACCGCGCACTGTAAACGAGGCGCTGGTCCAACTAACATTCTCAAAATCCACAAACGCAACAGTCCCTGAAGATGTTGGTGCTATAGTAGTAAGCGCTTTACCACCAGCCGTATAAGCTGTTCCTGACGTATTCGTTATTTCATTGCTAGTGGAGTAAACTGTCGTGTTTGCGCCCAAATCTGCGGATTCAGAATATAAAGCAATCTTAAATGTGTGAGACGTAAAATCATGAACAGCTTCAAGAAGCTCTTTTTTAAACGAGGTACACGTTGTTTGAGTAATAGCCATTACGCTGCATCCTCTCTATATGTATCACTTTTCAACATAACTCCAATAGCAGCCATGTTGACCAGAGCGGATTGATAACGCTGCTGATAGTTCTGCAACACATCTGGTTCGCCCTTCATAAAGGTATACGCCTCGTAGAGGGTGCCATAAAGCAATGCGGTCTCTGCGTTGTCACCAAGCCAAGATGTAGTAGAAGTCACAATAGAAGGTGGGTCGTAGTAGTAATGTAGCTCTACATTATACGCAGCGTCTGGAGTTGGACCCAATATAAAGTT